ACCGCGGTTGGCGCGAACGTGACGGGTCGCCGTGGGGACATATTGATTGGGGACGATTTGCTGTCTGGGATTCAGGCGGCGGAGAGTGAGGGTGAGCGTAACAAGTTGTGGTCTTGGTATGGCGCCGATTTTTTCACGCGCCGGAAGAGCAAGGACACGCCGATAGTTTTGATTGGGACGCGCTGGCATCTGGGTGACCACATGGGTCGTCTGGATCAGGCGGAGAGGGATGGTGAGGGGGAGAAGTGGGAGCGGGTGATATTGCCCGCTATGGCGGTGGATAAGGACATTCTGGGGCGCAAGCCCGGGGATGCACTGTGGCCGGAGCAGTTCCCGAAAGAGGAACTTGAGAACATCCGCCGCCAGCCATCGACGACGAGCCGCATTTGGTCGTCGTTGTATCAGCAGAACCCGGTGGTTGATGATGGTGGCATCATCGATCAGACGTGGTTTAAGTGGTGGCGCTCCCCCGAGCCGCCGAATGTGAAGTATGTTCTGCAGGCATGGGACACGGCGCTGACGGCGAATAAGACGTCGGCGTTTAGCGCGTCGACGACGTGGGGTGTGTTTGACGACGACAATGGGATTCCGAACCTGATTTTGCTGAGTGTGTGGCGGGAGCGGGCGGAGTGGCCGATTCTGCGGCGCATGGTGCAGCGGATGGCGACGGACTATCGGGACGATAACTATAAGCTGCCGATCAAGGCGTCGCGGGAGCGGGCGCCGGATACGGTGTTGGTGGAAGCGAAGGCGAACGGGCAGATGCTGATACAGGATCTGGGCCGGGCGGGGATTGTGGCGACGCCGTTCAACCCGGATAAGTTTGGCGACAAGATCGCGCGTGTGCGGCTGGTGACTGACTTGATCGAGAACGGTCGGGTGTGGCTGCCGACGATGAAGAATTCACCGGATCAGTTGAGGCCGTGGGCCCGGGATTTCATGGAGCAGTGTGTGCAGTTTCCGGCGGCGGATTCGCGGGACTGGGTCGACACGATGACGATGGCGTTTTTGCGGATCAAGCAGTCGGGCTGGGTCCAGAATACGGAAGATCCGTATGAGCCCAGCTATGACACGCCGCTTGAGCGTGTTGAGTTTTATTGGTAAGGATAGTTATGGCTCGCAGACCGACCACACTGGAAGACACGCTACGCCCTGCGTTTGAGGGCATCGGCGGTATTGATGTGGAGTTGCCGCTGGATGGCGCCGATATCGAGCTTGATGACGTCGGCCCTGAGATGGTTGACGGTGCGGAGTTCACGGAGTTGGACGACGGCGGGGTCGAGATTGATTTCGAGCCTGAGACGGATGTGCCGGAAGATGCGCCGTTTGACGCGAATCTCGCGCTGTACATGAAGGACATGGACCTGAACGCGGTGGGCGAGATGTTGCTCAGCGGCGTTGAGGAAGACAAGCAGTCGCGCGGCGACTGGGAAGCGACGATGTCTGAGGGCATCAAGCTGATGGGCCTGAAGATTGAGGACCGCCAGACGCCGTTTAAGGGTGCATGCGGCGTCTATGACCCGCTGATGGCTGAGGCTGTGGTGCGCTGGCAGGCTGTGGCCGCTGGTGAGTTGATGCCGGCGGCTGGCCCGGTGAAAACGCAGGTAATTGGCGTTGCGAACGAGCAGCTGGAGGCGCAGGCGTCGCGGGTGCAGCAGTTCATGAACCTGTATCTGACGGAACTGGCGCCGGAATTCTACGAAGAATTCGACCAGATGCTGTTCTGGCTGCCGCTGGTGGGTTCGACGTTCAAGAAGACGTATCAGGATCGGCTGCTGGGTCGCCCGGTGAGCCGTTTCGTGCTGCCGGATAACTTCATCGCGTCGTATGGCACGACGGATTTGACGACGTCGCCGCGGTTCTGCCACATCACGCCGATGACGCGCCGGAATTTCCGGTTGGCGCAGCTGGCTGGCGTGTATCGCGACATCGATATTGGGGATCCGCAGGAGGACGATAGCTCACAGACGCCGATTCAGGCGCAGGTGGACGGCGTTCAGGGCGTGGAACCGGGTGCTGAGGGCACTGAAGAGTATCGGATTTACGAGGTCTATGCGGATCTGAATCTGGTTGGGTTCGAGAACGAAGATGGCATCCCGCTGCCGTATGTTGTGACGATTGAAGAGGGATCGCGGAAGGTTCTGTCGATCTATCGGAACTACGACGAGACGGACCCGACGTTCCAGCGGAACAATCCGTTCACGCACTATAAGTTCATGCCCGGCGTTGGGTTTTACGGGCTGGGTTACGCGCACTTGCTGGGGAATTCGGCGAAGACGGCGACGTCGATCCGCCGCCAGCTGATTGATGCGGGCACGCTGAATAACTTCCCGGGCGGTTTGCGCGTGAAGGGCATGAAGCTGGAGGACAATAACATCGGTATTGGTCCGACGGAGTTCCGCGAGATCGATACCGCTGGCATGCCGATCCAGAACGCGATCATGACGATGCCGTATAAGGAGCCGTCGCAGGTTTCCTTGGCGCTGCTTAAAGAGACGTATGAGGCCGCCCGGAATCTGGCGAACACGACGGAGATTGCAGTCGGCGAGGGCCGTCAGGACGCGCCGGTAGGCACGACCGTGGCGTTGATGGAGGCGGCGACCCGCCTGCAATCGGCGACGCTGAAGCGCTGCCACCGGGCGTTTAGCCGCGAACTGAAGAACATCGCGAATCTGTTCGGGAAGTATCTGCCCGACGAGCCGTATCCGTTCCCGGTTCGGGGTGGCATGGCGGCGATCATGCGCGAGGATTTCGCGAATAACATCGACGTGATCCCGGTTTCGGATCCGAACATCTCATCGTCGGCTCAGCGCATGATGCGGGCTGAGGCGTTGCTGCGGTTTGCGACGCAGCAGCCGGATCAGCACAATATGCGGGAAGCGTATCGGCAGATGTACGTCGAGATGGGCGTGCCGCCTGAGAAGATCGAGTTGCTGTTGATGCCCGAGAAAGAGAAGCCGCGTCCGCTGGACCCGCTGACGGAGAACCAGAACGCGATTGTGGGCGTGCCGTTGATAGCTGGCGCGTATCAGGATCACGACGCGCACATCGCGGCACACGCGCCGATTGCGCAGGACAATCCGGCTCTGCAGGCTCACATCAACGAGCACTTGGCGATGAAGATGCGCCAGCAGGTCGAGCAGATGATTGGCCAGCCGCTGCCGCCTCCGGGCACGCCGATGCCTCCGGAAATGGAAAATCAGATTGCGGTCATGGTTGCGCAGGCTATGCAGCAGCTGGCGCCGATGTATAAGCCGCAGCCTGAGATTGATCAGATGGCGCAGATTGAGGCGCAGAAGCTGCAGATCAAACAGGCGGATAATGAGCGCGATGCTCAGGTGGAGCTTGCGAAGGCTCAGATGGAAGCTCAGAGTGACGCGGCGAATCGCGCATCGAGAGAGAAGATTGCGGCAATGAAGCTGCAGTCGGAGGCCCTGCGGAACCTTGGAGGTTTTCAATGAAGACGACTGATATGCGGGCCAAGGCTCGTGCGATTTTTGGTTCGGCGGTTGCTGAGCCCATGCCGAAGCAGCCGAATGGTGCGAAGGCCCTGCAGCAGCGCGCGAACGCTCGCCCGATCCCGACCTATAAGGTTGGTGGCGTGGTGAAGAAGCTGATGCCGGCGCCGGGTGAGTCGGTGAAATCTGGCAACCGCATGTCGAAGCAGGAAGGCGACGAGATGCGCTTCATGGACATGCTGGAGAAGAAGAAGCGTCCGATGCCGTCTCCGGGTGAGTCCGTAAAGTCGGGCAACCGCATGGCGCGCGAAGAGGGCGCCGAGATGAAGAAGATGAAAATGGCCGTGGGCGGCAAAGTCCAGACGTCATCTGACACCGCGCGCAAGCTGGCCACCGAGATGGGTGGCTACAAGAAGGGCGGCAAGGTCAAGGATGTCGAAGTCGACATGAAGGGTCTGGAGGAAATGTCCCGGCCCCGCGCTTCGCTGCCGAATCTTGAGAGCATGGCGGCAGAAGCCCGGAACGTGAACACCGCCCGCGCTAAGGAAACCTCCGACGCGGCGAAGGGCAAGTCGTTCAAAGAAGCGTTCAACGAGGCGCGCCGCGATCAGGGTCCGAATGGCGTTTTCACTTGGCGGGGTAACACCTACAACACCAAGATGGCCGGTGAAACGTCGAAGGCTGCTCCGGCTCGTGCGGCTGCTCCGACTCCGAATCGCGCTGCCGCTCCGGCTACCGCTCCCGCGTCGCGCCCGGCTGCACCTGCTGCTACCGCTCCGGCATCGCGCCCGGCTGCTACGCCGCCTGCCGCCTCTGCAAACAAGCCGAGCAACACGGGCTCACCCATGTCTTCGGTTATTCGCAACCTCGATAGTGGCTACGATCTGGACGCGGAAGCTAAAAAGATCATGGCCAAGCGCAATGATTCGTTTTTCCGCGCGCCTATCAGCATGAAGGAAGCCCGCGAGGAAGCTCGTGCTGAAGCTGAAAATGTGCGCAAGATGTCTGGCTATAGGGCCGAACAGGAACGCAAGAAGAAATCCCTTGAAGCTGGCCGCAAAGCCAATCCCGATTTGGTATCTCGGTTTCTCGATATGACAATGAACCCGGGATACAAAAAGGGCGGCAAAGTCAAGGAAGCCAAGCCGAAGAACGGTTTGGCTGTCATGATCGCCATTGGTAAGCCGATGAAGCCAGCCAAAAAAATGAACGGCGGCCCGATGGCTTCTGGTTCGAAGGACATGGAGGCGTCGAAGGTCACGCGCGAGATGGCTATGGGCGGCGCTCCGATGGGCTATGCGGCTGGCGGCGCTGGCAAGATGCGCAAGGGCATGATGCCAGAAAAGTTCGCTCAGGGCGGTGCTGGCAAGGTCCGCAAGGGCATGATGACGCCTGAGGGCAACATCATCAAAGCCATGAACAAAATGCGCGGCAAATAAGGGGAGTGCGCGGCTGTGATAAGTGCAGTCGCGCACCACCCGGCCTTTGCAAGGGCTGTTAGAATTCCGCAGAAGGTGGTCGAAGAACATACCGCTGCACCGATAAGCTACGATAAACCACCGGAGAGTGCCAATGTCAGCCGAGGAACTCGGTCGCCGCGCGGTTGAGCGCATAGGCGAACTGCGCGACCGCGCCACCGAATACAGTCTTAATGCCCGTTTTAGGCCGTCGACGTTTGGGGATAAGCATATCCCGGCCATGACGGCAGAAGAGATTGCCCTTCAGGTTCTGGAGGGTAATGCGTTGGTGCGCGCCTACACGGCTGCGATTAGCGTCATCAACGAAGAATACAAACGTATGATGCAGCCAGACGACGACAAAAAACCGGAGCAAACAAGAGGGAGTATGTACTGATGAGTATGAGCAACATCGAGCCGCACGAAGAGGCTCTGGCCAAGAAGCTGATCGACGACGAGTTCACCTTCATGACGGGCCGTCCGTTCGACATGCGTCCTGCGGGCTATCTCGTGGCCGTTAAGATTTACGTTCGCCCTGAAGAGCTTAAGACGATCAAGCAGGACGACGGGACGGAAGTCACGTTGTATCTGCCTGACACCGTGCGCGCCGAGGACAAGTATTCCTCCGTGTCCGCGCTGGTGTGCGCCGTTGGGCCCGAAGCCTATCAGGGCGAAAAGTTCGAACGCTCCGGCCCTTGGTGCAAGGTCGGTGACTGGGTTCTGATCCCGCGCTACGAATCCACGATGGTTTCCTATCGCGGCGTTGCGATGGCGCTCTTGCCGGATGACCGCGTGATGGCTGTCATCGCCGGTCCGGAAGACGTGATGTCTGGTAAGTTCGCTGGAAACTTCTGAGGAGTAAAGCATGTCTAACGATCCAGAAAATCAAGAACTTCCGTATACCGACGACGGTCCGACTGAGGACGTCGAGATCGAGATTACGGAAGACGATCTTGGCGAGAGCCTTGAGGACTACGAGCAACAGCAAGAGCCTGAAGAGGAGCAGCCTGAGGAGCCTGAAGAGGTTGCCGAACAGGAAGAGCCCGAAGAGGAAGAAGCTCCGAAGCGGCGCCGGTCGCCTGAGAAGCGCATCTCTGAGCTTGCCCGCAAGGCGGCTGATGCAGAGCGGCGCGCTCAGGATCTGGAAGCGCGTCTGGTAAAGGAAGCCCAGCTGCGTGAGCAGTCTGAGCAGGCGATGATGACGCATTACAGGAGCAACCTGAGCGCCACCGCAATGGACCTGAAGCAGAAGCTCGCCGAAGCCCGCTCCATGATGGACAACGAGCGGATCGACGATCTTCAGTATCAGTTCAACAAGACGATGAACGATCTTGAAGCGGTCACTAACTGGGAACGTGAGCAGCAGAACAAGGCGGCTCGCGCCGCTCCTGCAGAGCAAGCGGCCCCGGCGGATGCCCAGCGTCAGCAGATATCGCTTGAGCCTCGCACGGCTGGCTGGATTCAGAAGAATACGTGGTTCCAGCCCAAGTCGGAGGACTTCGATCCTGAGATGCACGAAGAGGCCACCCTCTACGCGCGTCGTGTTGAGCGTCGTTTCCGCTCAGAGGGTCGTGACGATGAGATCGGCAGCGTCGACTACTTCACGGAAATCGACCGCCATATGCGCCGGGAATTCCCCGATGCGTTCTCAGCGCAATCAGCCCCAAACAAGAAGGCACCTCCGATGAGCCGTGATTCGAATGTTGCACCCGTCCAGCGCACCGCTCCGGGTCAGCCTGCGAAGAGCTCGAAGACCGTCCGATTGACCGCTGACCAGCGTCGCATGGCGCACCAGATGGCTCAGTCAGGCGCCTTCCGGAAGCAGGGCGGCGGTCGCATGAGCGATCTTGAAGCCGAAAAATACTACGCAATCCACATGATGAAACAAGGTAAGGGAGCATAACAATGGCCCGTTCTTCTCGCATCAGCACGACTCGTGCTACCGAATCCCGCGAAGCAGGGCTGCGCAAGCGCCCCGAAACGCACTTCAACTCCAAGCTCTATGTTCCAAAGGATAAGATCCCTGCGGACATGACCTACGCATGGGTTCGCGAATCGACTCTGAACGAGCCGGATCCGGACAACATGACCGACCGCATGATTCGTGGTTGGCAGCCGGTCCCGGCTAATCGTCACCCTGAGATGGTGCCGCCTCCGCTTCCGGGCTATGAGGGCATGGAAGTCATGGTCATCCGTCGTGGCGGCCTGATGCTCTGCGAATGCCTCACCCGCGATGTGGAAGAGCGCAATCGTGAGCGTGATTTGGAAAACGTTGAAACCCTGCAGGACGTGGCATGGACCGGACAGAACGATCCGAACCTGCCGCGCTTCGAGGACAAGGATAGCGGAGTGGCGTTTGAGCGCGTCACCTCGTTCAAGGACTAACCTCCGGTCCACAGTGTGTTCTACTATCGCTGTGGCAACTTGCCCCCGCTCGGAAAACTGGGCGGGGGCCTTTTTTGATGTTGTTGACAGTTGTCTGGTTTGAGCGTAATTTACGCACACATCGACGCAGGTCACGTATCCTGCACCCCGATGGTGGTCACGTACCCACCGACCGAGAACCGATTGCCGTTACGTACCGGCAGAACCCAACCCTCAACTTCAGCATGGAGAATCCGTATGGCTTACGGTACCAATGCGCCTCAGGGGCTCGTCCCCGTCAAGAAGCTGGATGGCTCTGCTTGGACTGGCGCGACCAACCCTTATCAAATCGCTAACGCTTACGCGACGGCGATCTTCCGTGGCGACCCGGTTACCACTCTCACTGACGGCACGCTTGGCGTGGGCGTCGCGGGTTCAACCACCATTGGCGTTTTCTGGGGCGTCAAGTTCACCGACAGCACTGGCCGCGTCCGTTTCGAGAACTTCTGGCCGGGCAACCCCGGTGTTCTCACCGGCTCGGTCGTTGAAGCTCTGGTGATCGACGATCCGAACACCGTGTTCTCCATTCAGGAAACGAATGCTTCTGGCGCTGCGGGCACCCCGCTGGCTCTGGCTGATCGCGGCCTGAACGCGAACTTCCTGTACACCGCCGGTTCTACTGCAACGGGTACCTCAGCTGTGTCGCTCGATAACTCGACCGAAGCTGCCACCTCGACGCTGAACCTGAAGATCCTGCAGCTGGACCCGACTCCGGGTAACGCCGTTGGAAACTTCGCGAACTGGCTCGTTGTCATCAACAACCACCTCTATCGGGGTGGGGTGACTGGCCTCTGATCGGTCCAGCAGGAGATTTGAAAAATGGCTATTAACACCACCGCAATCCGCGACCTGCTCCGGCCCGGTCTGGCCGCCGTGTTCGGCGACTATCCGATGTACCCGGGCCAGTGGTCGGAAATCTTCGAGAAGCACACGTCCGATAAGGCCGTTGAAATCGAAGTCGAAGTCAAGCTGCTGGGTCTGGCTCAGATCAAGGCTGAAGGCGCCTCGACCGCCTACGGTGAAATGGGTCAGCGGTTCGTCACGAACTACGTGAACCGTTACACCAGCATCGGCTTCATCATCACCCGTCAGGCGATCAAGGACAACCTGTACCAGTCGTCGTTCCCGCTGCAGGCGAAGGCTCTTCGCCAGTCGATGGAACAGACCAAGGAAGTCCTTGGCGCGTCGGTCCTGAACAACGGCTTCTCGTCAAACTTCCCCATCGGGGATGGTCAGCCGCTGTTCTCGACGTCGCACCCGATTGATAACGGTGTTGTCGCCAACACCTTTACGGTCCAAGCCGACCTGAACGAAACCTCGCTTCAGGACGCCATCGTTGGCGTTCAGCGCTTCCGTGATGCTGCGGGCCTCCGCATCATGACTAAGCCGACGAAGCTGATCGTTCCGGCTGAACTGCAGTGGACGGCCACCCGCCTTCTGCAGTCGCAGTTCCGCGTCGACACCGCGAACAACGACATTAACGCGATCTACAACAACTCTGCGGTTCCGCAGGGTCATCGCGTTAACATGTTCCTGACCGACACGAACGGCTGGTTCCTGCTGACCGACGCTCCGAACGGCTTCAAGTACTACGAGCGTGAAACCCTTGAAACCGACGTCTACACGGACTTCGACACCGACAACCTCAAGGCGAAGGCCATTGAGCGTTACTCGTTCGGTTGCTCGAACTTCCGCGCAGGCTGGGGTTCGCAGGGCGCCGCCTAAATCCCGGGGGTGGGGCTTCGGCCCCACCCTTAGCTATGGAGAAAACTCATGACTCATTTCTCTGACGGCGTTCGGGCTGGTAGGAACTTCGCCAACAACGGTACCGCGAGCGAGCCCGGCGTCTTCATGTCGCCGATCAACGTGTACAACGTGGTTCCGGCTGCTCTGGACGCTGACGGCATCTGCGCTCAGCAGACGCTGGCTGCTGCTGGCAACGCGCTTATAAACGGCGCTTTGGCATCCGGTGGCACTGTTACCCTTGACGTTCCTCGCAACGTCATTGTTGACGCTGCTGGTGCAGCCACGGCTGTTCTGACGGTTACTGGCACCGACGTTTATGGTATTCCGATGTCGGAAGCCATCACGTTGAATGGCACAACTGCTGTTGCTGGCAAGAAGGCTTTTAAGACAATCACCAGTATTGCGGCATCCGCTGCAGCAACCGACTTCTTTGTCGGCACTGGTGACGTGTTCGGCCTTCCTATCCGTGCGAACGCCCGCAACTACGTTCTGACTGCTTGGGGTTCTGCATTCGTAACAACCGGCACATTCACTGGCGCTGATGCGACTACAGCAACAACCACAACTGGCGACGTTCGCGGCACTTTTGCTCCTGCTGACGCTGCCGACGCTTCTAAGCGGCTGACGCTCTGGGTCTTCGTCTTGGACGACGACACCCAGACTGGCCTGTACGGCGTTACTCAGGCCTGATGATTGGGGCGGCCTTCGGGTCGCCCCAGTTATATGGAGATCGGGATGCGCGCGAAGAAAGACTTCCAGTTTAAGGCTAAGCATAAGAACCCGAAGGGCGGTCTCAGTGAGGCTGGCCGGAAGGCTTATAACTCTGCCACTGGGAGCAATCTGAAGCGCCCGCAGCCGGAAGGCGGATCTCGTCGTGACAGCTATTGCGCCCGCTCTGCCGGTCAGATGAAGATGTTTCCAAAGGCTGCCAAAGATCCCAACTCTCGGCTGCGGCTCGCTCGCAAAGCATGGAATTGCTGACATGCGTGGCAAGAAGAATTTCATCGCTGAAGCCATCAAAAAGCCCGGCGCCCTCCGTAAGCAACTCGGGGCGAAGGCCGGCAAGCCGATACCTGCAGGAAAGCTGGAGGCAGCCGCTAAGAAGCCCGGCAAAATGGGCCAACGTGCCCGTCTCGCTATGACCCTGAAAGGCATGAAATAATGGCTGACGCAGTAAACTCTCAAACCCTGTTCGACGGCGCAAGCCAAGCCGTTATAAAATTCAACAACGTATCTGACGGGACTGGCGAAAGCGCCGTCCTCAAGGTCGATGTATCAGCACTGACTGCAAACTTTGAAGGTAAGGCTTGCACAGCCGTTTCAATCCGCAGGATCACAGCTATGGTCAACGGCATGTCAGTCAACATCCTTTGGGATGCTGACACGGATGTAAGTGCTGTTATTCTCGCCCCCGGTATGTACACGCTGAACTTTGACGACACAGCTATCCTCGGCAACAATGCCGGCGCGGGTAAGACTGGCGACATCATGTTCACCACAATCGGCGCTTCGTCGGGTGATACCTACAGCATCATCCTCGAGATGATCAAAACCTACGCCTAATAGGAGTCTATTATGATCCTTCGTCGCTACACAAACGCAAATGGTGATCAGCAGGAAATCGTTCTCTCGAAGGAAGATTGGGAGAAGGTCACTGAAGAATCGCTCGACATGATGCTCGGCTTTAAGAAGGCTCCTGAGCCTGTAGTTGAAGCCGCCGCTGAAAAGGCTCCGGCTGCCGAAAAGGCTCCGGCTAAGAAGAAGTAATGCGTGGGCGTAAAGAGTCGCGCGTGAATGAAGCTGGCAACTATACGAAGCCGGATCTACGCAAGCGCCTCTTTAACAGCATTAAGTCTCGCGAGACGCAGGGGACAAAGGCAGGGCAGTGGAGCGCGCGCAAGAGTCAACTTCTAGCCAAGCAGTATAAAGCCAAGGGTGGTGGCTATGCCGATTAGAAAGCCCCAGCAATCACTGAAGGACTGGACCCAGCAGAAGTGGACAACAAAGTCCGGCAAGCCGTCCAGCAAGACTGGTGAGCGGTATCTCCCGCAGGCGGCGATTAAATCGCTGACTCCGAGCGAATATGCTGCTACGACCAAGGCCAAGCGCGAAGGCAAAAAGGCGGGTAAGCAGTTTGTCGCTCAGCCGAAGGCCATCGCCAAAAAGGCGGCGAGGTTCAGATGACCACTTCGGGCACATATAATTTCGGTACGACCGAACAGATTGACATCATCACGGAAGCCTATGAGCGCGTGGGCAGGAACCCTGCGTCGCTAAGCTCCAACGATATCGACAGCGCCCGTCGTTCGATCAACTACATGTTCTCCGACTGGGCGAACAATGGCCCGAACCTGTGGGCCGTGGATCTGCAGTCGATTGTGCTGACCCCGGGAACGCTTTTCTACGATCTGCAGCCGCGCACAGTGTCGCTCCTTCAGGTCTATACGCGCACCATATCTGGCGGTCAGAACCTTGACCTGATGATGTCGCCGATCAGTCGGGCTGAGTACGATGCCATTCCGTACAAGGCTCAGCTTGGCGAGCGCCCGTTCCAGTATTATTTCGACCGCACGATCACGCCGCGCATCTATATCTGGCAGGCGCCGCAATCCGCAGGTGTCACGCTCTTCTATCACCGGATGAAGATTCAAGAGGATGCCGGCGCGTTCACTGACAGCATGGACGCGCCGAACCGCTGGATGGAGGCAATCGCCGCCGGGCTCTCCGCCAAGCTGGCGGTGAAGTTTGCGCCTGACCGCCTTCAGTTCCTTCAGGGCCTCGCCGATGGCGCCTATGATCGCGCCGCTGCGGAAGACCGTGAGCGCGTGCCGCTTCGCATCACCATTGATCCGACCGGAGGCTACTGATGCAGTACGCATATGGACGAGGAAAGAAGCATCGGACTGGGCCCGAGTTCGACGCGAAGGATCCAAGAGCTATCGCGATCTGCGATGGTTGTGGCTTCCTCGTGCAGCATACCCACCTCCGGGAGAAGAAGGACTATCGCGGCGGCTCGACTCCGGTCGGCTTGAAGATCTACGTCTGCGCCTCGTGCGACGATGTTCCGCAGCCCTACTTTAGCCGTCTGTTGCTGCGCCCGGACCCGGTGCCGGTTCGGAACCCGCGTCCGGATTCACAGGACGCGCAGACGGACGCTCAGGAGGTTGCTGCTAACGCTTTCTCGCTTTACCTGAATCAGCTATACGGATTGGCGTAAGAAGCCCCGCACTCAGCGGGACTGACGGAGGAACTTTCTGATGGCCCAGAGCGGCTTCACTCCCATCCAACTCTACCGTTCGACCACTGCGGCTGCGGTGCCCACGGCGGGGAACCTCGTGGCCGGCGAACTGGCGATCAACCTCACTGACGAGAAGCTGTACTTTGAAAACGCCAGTGGCGTCGTCAAGGTGCTGGCGGACTCGACATACGTCGGCACCGTCACCTCCGTAGCCGCTTCGGGTGGCACGACGGGCATGACGTTCAGCGGCTCGCCGATTACCGGAGCAGGGACGCTGACGCTGAGCGGCACGCTTGTTGCCGTCAACGGCGGCACCGGGCAGTCTTCTTACGCCGTTGGCGATATTTTGTTCGCCTCGACGACCACGGCCCTGTCCAAGCTGGCCGACGTCGCCACGGGCAATGCGCTAATTTCAGGCGGTGTGGGCGTTGCGCCGCTATACGGCAAGATCGGCCTGACGACCCATGTCAGCGGTACGCTCCCAGTCGCCAATGGCGGTACGGGCGT